TCCCGGCGCCAATCGCGCCGGTCAGCGCCTGGGCGATGCTGCGGGCCACGGTGGACTTGAAGTAGTTGGCGATCCAGTCCCCAATCGACTTGGTGACGCTCTTGCCACTCTCAAAGCCGCGCACCAGCGCATCGGTGAGGCTCTTCTCGATATCGTCGCTGGCCTTCTGCCAGGCGGTGGCCGACTCCTCGGCGGCCTTCTTGCCGGCCTCGCGGGTCTCCTTGTCCAGCAGCAGCTGGCGGATGCTCTGGCGGGCGGTGATCTCCTGCTGCAGCAGCTCGACCAGGCGGCCGTCACCGACCATGGCGGCCACCTGCTGGCGCTCCTGCAGGCGGGCGATGGCCACATCCTCGATGGCGACCGCCAGGCTGGTGTTGGTCTGCGCGGCCAGCTCGGTGGCGCGCTTCTCGTCCTGCAGGCTGGTCAGCCGCTCCACGCTCTGGTCGAGCGTGCGCTGGGCGGCGGTGTACAGCTCGTCCTGCGCCTTCTTGGCGGCCTTGACGCTGGCCTCGACGTCCTTGCGGGCGCGCTCCTCCTCGTCCAGCCGGCCGATCTGCAGGACCATCTGGCGCAGCTCTTCCCTGCGACCCTCCGTCAGCTTCTTGTAGTTTTCATTGAGGAACTGAGTAATGCGCAGCTGCAGCTGCTGCCCCTGCGTGAGCTTGGAGCCCTGGTCAAGCTCGGCGCGCTGCTTGGTGAGGTAGTCCTGCGCGGCGCTGGTGAGCTTGCCGTACTCGGTGGCCAGCGCCTTGGCGGCCTTCTCGGCCTGCTCCTTGAGCGCGGCGGCGGTGGTCTTGCTGGCCCCCGTCATGCGGGTGAGCGCGGCGGTGGTCTCGTTGGCGCGGCGGGTGAGCACGTCGTCGGTGTTGCCCACGGCACTCTTCAGCGCGTCGGCCACCTGCTGCGCGCGGGTGCGGCTGTTGACAATGCGCTCGTTCAACGCGTCAAGCTCGCGGCGGGCGCGCTCGCCGTCCTCGATGGCCATGCGGCGCACCTCGGCGGCGGCACTGAAGCCGTCGGTGACCAGCAGCACGGCCTGCGCGGCCAGCGTGCCGATCTCGCGGCCGATGCCCTTGAAGACGAAGGCGACCTCGTTGCCCAGCACCGTGATGGTCTCGAACACCACGCGGATGGTCTCGCCGATCACGCTGACATTGCCGGCGGCGCTGCCGGTGCTGCGGAAAGCGGCGCCAATGTCGTCCAGCGACTGGCTGGTGCTGCGCAGGATCTCGGCCAGCGTGCCGGTGGAGCCGCTGGTGCGGTCGATCTCGCCGGCGAAGGCGGTGGCGCTGTTGGTCAGCAGCGTGAACGCCTGGCCCACGGTGAGGGTGGCGCCGCCCACTTCATCGCGCAGCACGTCGGCCTGGCGCAGCAGCGCGGCAATGACCTCGTCGGCCGACAGCTTGCCGGCCTTGCCGTACTCGCGCAGCTGGCCGATGGTGATGCCCAGCCCGTCGGCGATGGCCTTGGCCACGCGCGGGGTCTGCTCCATCACGGAGTTGAGCTCCTCGCCGCGCAGCGCGCCCGAGGCCAGGCCCTGGGTGAGCTGCACCAGCGCAGCGCGCGCGCCCTCGGCACTGCCGCCGCTGATGGTGATGGCGTTGCCCAGCGCCTCGGTGACGGTCAGCAGGTCGCGCTGGCTGATGCCCACGTCCTTGGTGGCGCGCGCGATGCTGGCGTAGGTGTTGCCGAGCTCGACAAAGCCCACGCGGCTGCGCTGGGCGATGTCGAACAGCTGCTCATACGCCAGCGAGGCACTGCCGGCGCTGCCGGTGGCCAGCTTGAGGGCGTTTTGCAGCTGGGTGACCGCGTCGGCCGCCTGGAAGAACTCGCGCACGCTGAGCACGCCGGCCAGCGCGCCGCCGAGGGCGGAGAACTGCCCGCGCAGGCTGCCGGCCAGGCCGCCCAGGCCCTCGAACCCACCCGCCACGCGGCGGATGTCGTTCTCGGCCTGCGCCGCACCGTCGACCTGGATGCGGATATTGGCGGTGGTTGCGGTCATTGGAGCCCTTGCTCGGTCTTCTTGCGTTGCTCGGCCCACACCTGCAGGGTGGCGGCCTCGGCGGCGCGCACGCCGCTCCAGGCGTCTGCACGGGCCTCGCCCTGCAGCCCTTCCTCATCCAGCACGGCGCGCACGGCGGCGTAGTCCAGCCCGGTGGCGCCGGCCATGCCGACCCGCCACTGCGTCTGCAGCAGCTGCCACACGCGCCAGGCGTCCACGCAGTCGGGCCACAGGTACTCGACGCGCTCGTCCTCGGCGCTGGCCTCGGCGCGCAGCAACCCGGCGGCCGCCAGGCTGGCCGTGAAGATGTTGCTGTCGGCCGGCGGCGGCGGCGGGGCGTGCCGCCGGGCGCTGTCTTCGGCCAGCGCGCGGGCGAGCGCGGCTAGTTTTTTGCCTTGGCCCCGATCTCGCGCAGGTAGGTTGTGAAGGCCAGCCCGGCCAGGCCGGGGATGCGGAACAGCGCGCGCAGGTGCTCGCCGGTGTACGGCAGGTCCTTGCCGTCGGCGTCCTTCACGCCCTGCCAGTCCTGCAGCACCTCGTCGAAGAAGTCGGCAATCTGCAGGTCGCCGCTGGTCTCCACGCGGGCCTTGATGGCCTCGGCGTCGAGCCGCTTGCAGGTCAGGTGGAAGGTGAACGACTCGTCGGCACCGGCCTCGTTCTTGATGGTGCCGGTGACGGGAAACTTGACGGTGTTGCTGATGACGATGCGGATGGCCATGGTGTGGGGTGCCCGATGTGTGTGTGCCCGATGGATGTGGTGAGCGAGGCAGGGCGCTACTCCTGCTTGGCACTTTTCCCCTGTAGGGGCCGAGATTGGTTACTCCGCTTACCTGTCGCGACAGGGTGCCAGCAAGCATCACTGCGTGTCCGCTTTCCACGCTGCTCGCTCGTGAAACTGCTGCCCGATGTGTGTGGATGGCGCGCGGCTGCGGCTCGGGCGAACCGCGGCGCAGGGGGAGGTCCGCGCCTGCCGCGCGCCAAGCCGGTCAGGTGCTGTAGGAGATCAGGCGGCCGATCAGCGACATGGCCAGCGCCACCTGGTTGGGCTGGTTTTGCGTCATGGACGGGATCTCGCTCATGCTCATGTAGCCGTAGCCGTACTGGGTGCCACCGCCGCCCAGCACGATCTTGACGCCGCAGGCTTCCAGCGTGCGGCTGATGTCGACCAGCGTGGACCAGTTGGCCAGCGCCGGGTCGTGGCCGACCTGCAGCGTGATGCTGGCGGGGTTGAAGCCCGTGGGCACCGCGGTGGCATTGCGGCGCGCCAGCGGCGCGATCTGGGTGAAGCGGGCGTCGCCGCCCGAGGTGCTGATGCCCAGCACCTGCGGGATCTCCACCCATGTGGTGATCTTGCGCGCGGTGCCGGTGCCCGAGCCGGCCGGGAAGTAGGTGGTGCTGGTGGTGTTCAGGCCCAGCAGCTGGAAGCTGTTGACGTCCTGCTGATCGACCCGGTAGACCGAGTCGGTGGCGTCTTCCCAGCCGGAGAAGAGCACGACCTCGTCGTTATCGACGTAGCCGTGGCTGGTGGCGGTGGCCACGGCCGGGTTGGCGTTGGTCACGGCGGTGACGGTGACGGGCGAAGCCATGCCGCTCAGGCGAGCGACATAGAACTTGGAGCCCTCGGGGAACTTGTAGGCCATGGTGGATTACCTCGAGAAGAAAGAAGCCCTTGCGGGGCGCAACAAAAAAGCCGCGCGCAGAAGGGGCTCTGCGGCGGCCGCCTGGTGCGCCTTGCGGGCGCAGATGGGTTGGAGCGACTACAGGACCGTGCCGGGCGCGGTGGCCTGCGTGAACAGCGTGGCGCGGAAGGTGAGCACCGCCAGGGCGGTGGCGTACTCGCCCTCGCGCTCGAACTCGATGTCGGTGGCCTGGTACAGCACGCGCATGGACGTGCCGCCGACCGACAGCAGCCCCGCCAGCGCGGCCTCGACCTCCTCGCAGCAGTCGTCGATGGCGTCGTCAATGGCGCCCTCGATGCCCTGCGCGCGGATCTCCACGCGCACGGTGATCTCGCGCTGGTAGGCCTCGGCGCCCAGCGTGGCGGCGAGCTGCTCCTGGTCGGTGTACACGCGCGCGGCCGGCAGCGCGCCGGGCTGCTCGGGCCACACGCGGCCGGTGGCCACGCGGCCGGCGAGCAGCGGCACGGCGCCGACGCCCAGCGCGGCGACGACGGCGGTGCGCAGGAGGGTGCGGGCGTGGCTCATGGCGTGACCTCTGCCTCAACCGCGCCGCGGAACTGCGCGACCTGTGCGTCGATCGTGATCTGCGCCCAGCAGCCGCGGCTCTCCCCGTCGTGCCGAACAATCAACGAAGTGACGCCACGCAGCTGCTGGCCGGTCTCGACGTTGAAGACACGCGTGCAGTCGCCGTCCGTCTCAATAAGGACTTTCATGCGGCCCTCTGCAGGTTGAGCCGGGTGTAGCCGGTGCCGTCGGCCTCGATGTTGGCCACGCGGTAGGTGACGCCGTTGCGCACCACCTGGGTGGCGGTGGTGACGCCGGCGGCGTCGGTCGTGCGCAGCTGCAGCACCTGGCCGGTGCTCATGGCGCCCAGCGCCTCGATCGCCGGCGCGGCCCACAGGGCCCACACGGTGGCGCCGGCCACGGTGACCTGCTCACCCACGGCCTGCAAGCTGGCCAGGCGGTCGGCGTCGGTTTCCAGCGGCATCAGGCGGCCTCTTTCATCGGCTCGAGCTTCCCGGTGCCCTCCAGGTACTGCAGCACCACGTCGGCCACGATCTCGGCGGTGGCCATGGCCTGGCAGGCGGCCGCGCCGGTGTTGCGGTCACGCGCGCAGAAGCTGAAGTCGGCACCGTGCACGCGGTGGCAGGGGTGGCAGGCCAGGCCCTGCGGCTCGATCGACACCGTGTGCAGCCAGTCGCGCGTGAGGTTCTCCACCGAGCTGTGGCTCAGCGTCACCACTTTGAGCATCGGCTCCATGGCCACCGCGTTGGCGATCACGCTCTCGGTGGCCACCACGGCGTCGGCCAGCTGCGCGTAGGCCAGCGCCAGGCGCAGCGGGAAGTCCATGGCCACCACGTGACCGAAGCCCTCCACGCCGACCAGGTTGGGGTCGCGGATGTCGCCCAGCGCCACCGTGTGCACGCCGCGCGCGGCCAGCAGCTCCATCAGCCGCTGGGTGTGCGGCCAGTACTTGACCGGGCCGCTGCCGGCCGGGTTGACCACCACCACCGGGCCGGCGAGCGCCTCACGCAGCTTCACTGCCGCGGCGCGCTCGGCCTCCGTGGGGTAGAACTTTTGGCGCGTGATGAGCGGCTCCTGGCCATCGTCCACCAAGCCGGCCCACTCGTGCACGGTGTCGAGGTAGTTGCGGTTCATCAGCTTGTGGCGCAACTGATGCGGCAGGAAGAAGCGCACCTCGCTCGGGTGCGGCAGCAGGTTGGTCTCCACGCTGCCCACCAGGTTGACCCAGCGGTCGTGCTTGACGGCCTCGTGCGCGTAGTAGCGCAGCAACTCGTCGTCGGTCAGCACGTTGTTGCGCAGGACGATCAGCCGGTCGATGTGCGGGTCATGCCGCAGGACCTCGCCGCCGTTCTTGCTGGTGTAGACCGTGACGTGGAAGCCCTCGTCCTTCAGGTACGCGGCCACGCTGGCGGCCCACAGCGCATCGCCGTGGCCGCCCAGGCGCACGATGCCGGCGGACTTCTCGGGCCGCGGCGCCACCGCCCACACGCGCTGCGCGTCCTCGCGCTTGCGGAACACCAGCAGGAAGCTGTACTCGCGGCCCTGGTTGCGCTCGTCGTGCTCGAGCAGGTCCCAGCCCTGGGCGCTGTTGACCGCTACGTCAGCCATGGCCTGGACGATGTCGTCGGGCAGGAAGTCGTGCTTGTGGTCGGGGTTGGCGCCCGGCTGGCCAATGTTGGGATAAAACGCCTTGTGCGGCAGGTACAGCACCAGGTAGCCGCCGGGGCGGACCAGGCGCCACCACTCGGCCAGCGCGGCGCGGTGGTCCGCGATGTGCTCCAGCGTGTGGCTGCTGAACACGGTGTCGAACGCGCCCGAGCCGAAGATCGGCATGCGGGTGGCGTCCGGCACCACCAGGTCGGGCTTCATCGGGATGCCGAAGAGCTGCGTGTCGATCATCGAGTCGACGCCGACGGCGTGCGGCCACAGCTTGACCGGCCCACAGCCGATGTCGAGCAGGCTGCCCATCGTGTACGGCAGCACGTCGAAGCGGACCTTGGCGGCCTCGTTGCCCTGCGGGTCTTCTGCTTTCCAAACCATGCACTTCCCCATCATGCGCACCCGAGTGGGGTGCACGGCAGCGCGCGGGTGACGCGCTTTCGGCCGGGATTGCAAGCCCCGCCCTAGCCGTGCGTAGGAAAAGAAAGGGCGCCACGCGGGCGCCCTTTCGGCTGCAGCTGCTGGCCGATTAGGTGGTCAGCAGGTCGTTGCGACGGACGATCGCGGCCGGCTGGCGCGCGGTGTAGTCCCAGTACTGGTTGAGCGTGATGCGGACCTGGCCGGTGGCGGCCAGGGTGTACGGGTCGACCACCACGTCCACGCCACCGAAGAAGCCCAGCACCACCGTCGACCAGTCGCTGCCGAACAGCGCGGCGCTGGCCACCGTGGTCGCGGTGCCCTTGGTCAGGTTGCGCGGCACGTTGTTGGTGATGGCGGTGCGATAGCCGTTGAGCGGCGTGGCGCCGTTTTCCCAGATGAAGCCGAGGTTGGTGCCCTTCAGCGTCTTCTTGGCCTTGCCGCGCAGCGCGGTGTTGATCAGGTAGCCGGACAGGCGGTCGGGCTCCGCGTTGGCGTCGGCCGCCGCGGTCTCCATGTCGACCAGGTGGTCCCACAGCAGCGCGGTGCCGTTGGCGGCCTCGCTGACCGTGCCCAGGCCGGTGCGGTAGATCAGGCCGGTGCCGTTGGCCGCCGAGCTGCCCTGGATCGCGTAGTTCTCGATCTGCACCGCCGCGCCCATGACCAGGTCATCGCGCAGCATGGCTTCCAGCGGGATGGCCGACTGGATGATGGCCTGCTTGGACGGCTCGACATACGCCGACACGCGCTTGGGCGACAGCGTCAGCTTGCCGGTGGCCGGCTGCGTCTCGCTGGCCGAGCCGATCTCGGTCACGCCGGCGAGTGCGCCCGGGGTCACCTTGCGCGGGATGTCGATATTGCCGGTGAGACCCGTGAGGATCCGCACGCCCAGGTTGGGCATGACCATCGCCGCGCGCAGCGCGTCGACGTACAGGTCCGTGCGCAGGTCGGTGGCCACCAGGTTGCCGGCCTCGGCCGCCGTGCCGACATTGAAGTCGCGGCGGAAGATGTCATAGGGCACGTACACGCCCTCGGGGTCCTTGCCGAGCATCTTGGCCATGGCGGCCGACATCTCGAGCTCCAGGCCGATTTCCTTGGTGCTGCCGATGGTCAGGCCGCGGATCAGGTTGCCGAAGCTGTAACGCTGGGCTTCCTTGCGCGACATGCCGAGCTGCGCCTCGGAGGTGTCGGTGTGCTTGGTCTCGATCTTGGACCACACCAGGTCCTTGAACTGCTCGACCGAATGGCCATTGCGGATGGCGTTGTCAGCATCCTTCTGGCTGACGTACTTGGCGTGCTTGGCGGCAGCGTCGAGGATCGCGGCAGTGCGCTCGCGCTCGATCTGCGCCGGGTCTTTCTGTTCCATGGATTTCTCCTTGCGAGGAACGGATTGGATGAATACCGGCGTGGCCGGCGTTGCTTGCGCTTGCTGCTGCACTTGGCCTGCGGGCGCGCTGCCCTCGGCCGAACGGCCCACGCCGACGGAGACATCCGCAGGCACCGCGACCAGCGATGCCTCAAACGGCTGCCACCGTGTGACTCGGTACACGGGGGGCTCTTCCCCCTTCTTGCGCACAAAGCCCTCGGGGGCCTGGGCGCGAAAAAAGTCGTCGTCGGCGATCCCGACGTCTGGACAGGCCGCGCGGATCTCGGCCTTGAACTGGTCCCAGCTCAGGCGGCGCTGCTCGACCTCCTCGCCCTTCTCGTTCTGGCCGAGCTCGACCACCTCTTCGATCATGTAGCCGACCGAGACCAGAGTGCGGATGCCGTCGCGCACGTCCTGCAGGACCTCCTGCGGGCCGGCGTTCTTGGAAAAGCGCGCGGTGCCGCGCAGGACCTTGTCCTTGCCCACCTCCACGGCGCTGATGACGCCGATCTGCTGGCGCAGGTCGTGGTTGAGCAGCAGCGGGTGGCGGCCGTCGGCCAGGCGGGCCAGGTCGACCTCGCCGTCCTTGTGGCCGAGGATCTCGACCCCCCACCAGCGCTCGTACGGCGTCTCGCTGCTGATGGCCAGCCGGATCTCGTCATCGGCGGGCTGCTCGGCACGCTCGACGGTGGCGGTGCGGGAAAAGCGAGGGTTCATTGCTCGGATCCTTCGGTGTCGCCGGTCTCGCCGGCGTCTTCATCGGGCTGTGGCGGGGCCATCAGCGGCGCATCGGCCAGCGCGGTGGGCAGGCCGAGGTTGGCCATCTCCTGCTCCTCGGCGGCGCGCTCGGCCAGGATCTCGGCGAAGTCCTGGCCACGCTCGGCGCAGATGCGGGTGCGGCTGGTGATGCCCAGGCGCAGCTCGATCTCCTTGGCGCCGGCGGCCTTCTGCGGGTCGACCCACTCCCAGCGGCGGCCCTGAAAGCCCGCGGCGTCGAGGAACTTCTGGTGCTTGTCCTCGCCGATGGGCTTGCCGCTGGGCTGCAGGCGGATGTCGCCGCGCATCAGCGCGTACAGCAGCCACTCGCCGAACAGCGGCAGCATGGTGGTGTCGATCAGCCACTCCTGCAGCGCGATCCAGGCGTCGCGCTCGGACAGCTCGGCCACGCGCGCGCTGCTGTAGTTGACCTTGGTCATATCGCCGGTCAGGTTGTGCGTGGCGACGTCCAGGCCGGAGGCGATGCCGCGCAGGCAGGCGGCGACAAACCCGTCGAAGTTCTCGTGCGGGTACTGCGGGTCCCAGCTTTCGAGGCTGTAGCCCTCGGGCAGCTCGATGAACTCGCCGGCCTCGGCGGTCATCTGCAGCTTCTCGCCATCAGCGCTGTCGGCCATGCTGGCCAGCGCGTTGGGGTCGGTGCCCTCCTTGCGCGTGAAGACACCCATCTTGCTGGCGCCCACCCGCGCGGCCACCAGCGCGCTGTCCTTGAACTGGTGCAGCATGTGCGCGTCAACCAGCACGGCGTGCATCCAGGTGTAGCCGCGCACCTGCTCGGCGCGCTCGGGCAGGAACAGGTGGATGACCTGGTCGGCCGGCACCCGCTCGGTCTCGTTGCGCGTGGTGTCGCGGTAGCTCTCGCCCGGGTGGCGGGTCTTGATGTAGTACGCCACCGCCTGCATGGCGCTGTCGAGCTCCACGCCCTGGCGGATGGTGTTGCCGTTGCGCAGGCGGGTGTTGAGCGACTCGTCCAGCCGGTCGACCTCGAGCAACTGCAGCTTCATGCCGCCGACGTAGTTGCGGTTGCGCACCTTGCGCAGCAGCGCCTCGCCGTCGCGCGCGACCGCCTTGGCCGCCGTGCGCAGCATCATCGGCAGCGACATCAGGCCGCGCACGTCGCAGTTGGCGGGCTTGCACCAGCGCCACCAGGCCCACTCCACGGCCTCGTTGCCGGCCTTGTCGAGCAGGCCGTTGGCCAGGCGCGCGCGCACCATGAGCTGCGGGCCGGAGGGGCCGACCACGTTCTGCGCCACCAGGTTGATGAAGCGGCGGCCGAAGCCGTTGCTGGCGGTGATCTGCCGCGCCCGGGCCCGCAGCAGCAGCAGCGCCGAGTCGAGGTCGGCGTTGATGCTGTTGCTGTAGCCCATGAGGCTGGCGGTCAGCCGGTCGGTGCCGGCGGCCTGGAACATGCCGCTGCGGCGCAGGACCTGGCGCTGACCGGCAGCGATGCGCGCGGCGGTGCGGGCCTCGGCCCACTCGCGCAGCACGCGGCTGCCCTTCTCGGGGAACGAAAAACGGCTCATCGCAGCACCACCTGGACGCGGCGACCGCCGCCGGTGATGCCGGCGGCCAGGTTGCTGGCGGCCTGCTCGTTGCGCAGGTAGCCGGCGTACAGGTTCTTGAGCTTGATGAGCTCAGGGATGGGGGTGCGCTTGATCATGCGCCAGTCGCCGGCGACGCTGATGCGCATCTCCTCCTGGTCAGTGCTGGCGCGGCCCTCCAGCACGGCCTCGATCGCGGCCAGCACCTTCTCGACGTGGCTGCGGTTGTCCTGCCCGGCGGCCAGCGGGGCGAGGATCTGCAGCTGCCCGACCTCGACCGTGTAGACCTCGCCGCCGGCGTTCTCGACGAAGTACTCGAACGTGTACCAGCCGGCCGCCCAGGCGGCCGTGGTGGTGGCGGTGGCCTGGACGCGGAAGTCCGCGCCCTCGGCCACGGCAGTCAGGGTGATGACCGTGCCGGCGGTGCGCGGCGCCAGGCGCAGCTTGAGCGTCCAGCCACTGGTGGCCGGGTACTGCGGCACGCTCTTCAGGTCGTCGAGCGTGTTGCCGGCGCGAAACACGTTGCCAAGGCTCATGGGTCAGGTCCTCTTGCGCAGCGTGGTGCTGCCGATGCGGCGCGGGGCGGTGCCTTGCGTGGCGCTGCCGATGTCGGCGGCGGCTTGCAGCGCGGTGCTGCCGATCCGGGCAGCGGCCTGCAGCTGGCCGGTGCCGATGCGCGCGGCCGTGGCCAGCACGCCGGCGCCGATTTGGCCGCGGTCCAGGTTGCTGAAGGTGGGCCCGCCGCCCTGCGCGCTCAGCGAGACGGCACCGAGCACGGCGGCCAGCTGACCGGCGACCACGCTGCTGCCGCTGGCCACCAGGTTGGCATCGCCGAGCGTGACGCTGAGCGACCCAACCACCGAAGCCTGGCCCACCGAGCCGGTGGCCTGCAGCGTGGCGGCCCCAAGCGTGCGAGCGAGACTGCCGGCCACCTGCACCGCACCGGCAGCGGTGATGGTGGCCGAGCCGAGCGTGCGCGCGACACTGCCGGCCACCTGCACCGTGGCCGAACCAGTGAGCCCGGCCGCTCCCAGCGTGCGCGCCAGGCTGCCGGCGACCAGCACGGCGCCGCTGCTGGCAAGCGTTGCGGCGGCCAGGGTGCGACTGAGGCTGCCCTCGATGGCTGCCGGAGCACTGCCGACCGTGCCCGATGCGACCAGCGTGGCACCGCCAAGCGTGACCGACAGCGTGCCGGCCAGCGGGGCAGCGCCGAAGAACGCGGCCCGCGCGACGGTGCCGGCGGCGCCGGTGTCCGACCACAGGGCAGCGGCGCCACGCGGGGCGCGGATGTGCGGCTCGCGCAGGGCCTGGGCCATGGCGCGCTAGCCGTGGATGATCTTGCCCTGCCCCCGCAGCGTGCCCGTGCTCGTGGTCGAGGTCAGGCACACGTACATCAGGCAGGCGTCATTGGGCACGCCGGGCAGGCCCAGCGCGGCCCAGTCGCCGGCCTCGGTCTTGTTGCCCAGCAGCAGCGGCAGCACGGTGCGCTGACGCGTGCAGGTAAATCCAAAGTTTCCGGCCGCACCGGTGCCCGCCGACAGCGTCACGTGGTTGATTGCACGGATGCGCTTGCCTTGGTCGGCAGTGGGAATGAGAGGCGTGAGCGGAATCATGCGGCCAACACGCAGCGTGCCGCCCACCGCCTGCACGCTCAGGTTGCCGCTGCTGTTGTCGCCGTAGGTCACGTTGATGGTGGCGTTGGAGGCCGTGCCACCGCCGTCGGTGTAGACCTCAAGAAACCACTGAACGTCGCTGTAGTCGGCGGCGCCGAGCCGCTCCGCCGGCGGGTTGAGCGCGCCGGGCGCCAGGTCCAGGCCGGTGATGGTCTGCTGGGTGATGACGTTCAGCGACAGCCCGCCCATGTGGGCGACGCGGTCGTGCACCTCGATGGTCTGCGCACCGTTGCTGGACTGAAGTGCCAGCCAGCCGAGGTAAGAGGCCGCCGGCGCCACCTGGTTGGTGAAGTCCGGCGCGCCGGTGGTGGCCTTGGTCGGCACCGCGGGCGTGGTGCCCGGAATGGCGCCCTGCGCGGGCTGCCCAGTGGCACGCCAGAACGAGAACAGCTGACCGGCGACCGCATTGCCCAGGCTGGACTTGTCGACCACCAGACGCGAAGCGCCATTGCCCATCGCGTCGATGAGCTGGTCGAGCGTGGTGATGGCCATGGTCAGGCGTTGCCGTCGGTCAGGGTGAAGCCAGTGACGCTGACCTGCTGACCATTGGCGATGCTGGTGTTGTTCAGCGTGAGGTCACCACCGCCGCCGGTGGCGGTGACGCTGCCCTGCAGGTGGCACGTGGCGCCCTGCTTGATGCGAAAACTTGCCGCCGTGCCGGCGGCCGAGGCGTTGGCCTGCCAGGTACCCGCCAGCGCCTTGGCGCCCGACGAAGCGGCAGCCATCCAGTCGCTGGGCAGCACGATCGTGCACAGCACGCCGGAGGGATCGGCCGCGGCGCAATCGGCCGGCTGCGCGCCGCTGTAGATGATCAGCGAGGGCGCGGTGCTGACGGCGGTCTCGATGGCGTCGAGCCGCGCGTTGCGCGCGGCAACGGACATTTGAACGGCCATGGCCTAGGCCTCCTGCTGTTCTGAGGCAGCGCGGCGCTCTGCGGCCTCGAGCTCCAGCCAGGCGTCCCAGCCGATCCACTCGGGACCCTGGCGGACGACGAGCTCGCCCTGCACATCGAGCGTGCGCGCCTTGCCCGGCGGGATGATGACCAGCGCGGGCTGGCCGTCGACGATGCCGGCGGCGACCACTACGTGGTCGGCCTGCGCGTCCGCATGGGTGATGGTGATCTTCATGGTGCGATGCCCAGGGAAGAGAAGACCGCGGCGGTGTGAGCCGCCGCGGAAAACTGCGCGCCGTGAGGACGAGAGGAGAGGCCGGCGGCAGCGTTGCAGTTACGGTCTGAAGCGCCCCAGGCCGCCGACGCGACCGACTCGCTTGATGCGTCCAGACGGCTGGATGGGCGCGGCCGGCGCCTGCTGCACCGGCGCATTGGCCACAGCCTCCTGCGCGCGCTGCTGCAGAAGGTCCAACTGGTGGACCTCGCCGTAGATCTTCTCGCGCTCGCGCCACACCACCTCGGCGTGGCGGCCCGCCATGGCGTACAGGAACGCGGCGTAGCCGTAGACCAGCAGGTCCCAGGCCTCGTTGCGCGCGGAGGTCTTGACCCACCACAGCGCTTTTTTCCCGGTGCGATCGCGGCGCCACTCGCGTTTTTCGGCCACTACCTGGGCGAAGTACTCGGCCTCATAGCCGAGCGGAAAGTGCACGTACCCGGCGCCGTGGACCAGCACGCCGGTGAGCCGGCTGTGCAGCAGGTTCTTGATGCTCTGCGTGCCGACGTAGCGCACCGTGGCGCCGCCCGGCACCGGCTTGCCGCGCCAGGTGAAGTCGATCTGCCGCGGCTTTCCGAGCTTGGGCGCGTCGTACTTGGTGGCGCCCTGAATGGCGAACCAGTGCCGGCCGCGCAGCTGGGCGTCTCGGCAGAAGGCCAGCACGTCCTCGCCATGGTGGCCACCCATGTCGATCGCGCAGGCGTCGACCTTGATGACCTGGCCGCTCTCGTGCGCGATGGGCGCCTCGAGCAGCTCTCGCAGCTTGGCCCAGGTGTCGGGCATGGCCGGCGAGCCCATGATCTCGCCGTGATGCAGGCCCCAGCTCTCCTCGCCGCGGCCGTAGGCGCGGATCTCGACGGCCAGGCGGTTGTCCTGGGTGTCGACCGAGGCGACCACCACCAGCGCCTTGCGCGGCGCGGTCATCAGCGGGTAGTTCTCGGCCCGCTGCCGAAGCAACTCGCCGCTGAGCTCGCTGCTGCGCTTCTCGGCCCAGCACTCGCCGAGCTCGTTGTTGGTGAAGGCCTTGAGCGCCTCTTCATCGCCCTGCGCGGAGATCCAGTCGGCCGCCAGGCGCGTCCACGGGCGCCAGCCGAGCGGTGCGGCCAGGCTGGGCAGGTGCCAGCTGGCCACGCCACGCTCGCCGGCGGCGGTGGCCTTCCAGTGCGCCACACCGCGCGCGGCGCACTCTTCCTCGGACCACTGCACGCTGCGGGCGTAGTTGCGGCCCTTCCAGACATGCTCGGCATGGCCCACGCCGCAGCTGATGCAGAAGTACTGCGCGGTGGACGGGTCGCCGTCGTCCCACTTGATCTGCTTGAACTCGAGCGGCTGCGCGTGGCCACACTCAGGGCAGCACAGCTGCCAGCGGCGCTGGTCGCCGCGCTTGAACTGGCGGTCGATCGCGCTGCGGCCCTCCACCGTGGGCGTGCCGTCGCCGTAGATCTTGGCCTTGTTGCCGAAGTTGCTGGTGCGCTTCTTGGCCAGGGTGATCGGGTCGCCCTGGTCACCGATGTCGAGCGCGAACTCGTCGGGCTCCTCGAACTTGACGTAGCGGATGGTGGCGGACTTCAGCGCGCCCACCCGGTTGGCACCCACCAGGCGCATCACGCCGCCCGGGTACTTCTTGCGCAGCTTGGTGTTGTTGCTACCGGTGCGGTCGGCATCACGCACCCGTCGGCGCAGCTCGCGCGTGCTCTTGCGCATCTCCTCGAAGCGCGAGAGCTCCCACTGCTTGGCGTCCTCCAGAGTCGGAAAGACCACCATCATCGAGCCGGCCGCCGCACAGATGGCGTGGCCGATGAAGTTCTCGCCGATCGCCGAGCCGCCCACCTGGTGGCCCTTCTTGACCCAGCCCTCGCGCATGGGCGAGCCGGGCGACATCGTGTTCTGGATGTCGATGCAGTACGGCGTGCGCTCGTTGCGCCAGGGCCCGGGCTCGGGCGTGTCGACCGGCAGCACGCGATGCCGCGCGGCCCATTCGGTGATGGTGACCTTGTCGTCGGGTCGGATGGCTGCGGCGATCGACCGCAAGTAAGTCGCGGTCGCGGTCATCCGTCAGTCCTCGTCGTCGTCTGCCTTGTCCTTGTCGCGCACCGCCGATTCGACGTCGAACGACGCCAGCACGGCGGTGATCTCGACCTCGAGCAGCTGCTCGACCCGGAAGGCGTCGGTTTCAGCGGCCAGCTGGTCCTTCAGCCGCGCCGGCACGTTCTGCAGCGCGTCGCGCAGCGCTCGAAACGCGGTGAACGCCAGGCGAGAGGCCTCCTCCACGTCCAGCAGTCGGCCGCGCAGCTCTGAGAGCTCAAGCTCTTCGCGCTCTGCGCGGGTTTTCTCGCGCGCAGCACGCGCCTGGCGGTACTCGGAGGTGTCGCCAGGCTCGGGCGTGTCTTCAGGCGTCTGGACAGGAGCCGCCGGGGGGGGGGCCCACCGGGGGGGCGCCCCCCCCCCCCCCAAACCCCCCGCCGGGGGGGGACCCCGGGGGGGAAGCCGCCAAACCC